CGGTGCACGCTCCTCACGGAGCTCCTTATGACACAAAGGTACAGAAAAATTTTAATAACGCAAACAATATGGCAAACGAAACGAAACAAACTCTGCTCGAAGTAAAGCTGAATCTCTCAGAAGCAATTCAGGAAATGGCGCAGTATCAACAAGCGATTGACGATATCAGCGTGGAGATGCAGAAGCTGACTGCTCAGTACAAGAACGGAGAGAAGACGCGCGAGGAGTATAATCAAGAGATGATACGCCTTAAGGAGACACAAAAAGCCTATAAGAAGGAGATGCGCGAACTGTCTCGCGTTACTCAGAATCAGATTATCTCGCAGCAGAAATATGCCGGCACACTGAAGGGCATGTGCGCGGAGCTCTCCGTAGCCAAAGACAAGCTCCGAGCGATGAAAACCACCGATCCGGGCTGGGAGCAGCAGCGTGAATATGTCGAGAAGCTCAACGAAAAGATTAAGGAAGTCGAGCAGAGCTATGGAGTGTACCAGCGCGATGTCGGACACTACCGCACCGGCATGCAGAAAACCAAGGAGGCAATCGCAGAGACGGTAGCCGAAATGCAGAAGCTCATCTCGGAGCATAAGGCTGACTCCGAAGAGATGCAGAAGTGCTCCGAACAGCTGGAGAATTACAACAACCAGCTTGCATCGCAAGGAAGGAACAGCATTGAAGCAGCGACCAACGGAGTCTCCGGACTTGTAGGCGCGCTCGGCTTTCTGACTATCGCATTCGGCGAGGACACCGCAGAGGCGGCAAAGATGCAGGAGCTTGTGAAGAAGCTCTCCATAGGCATTGCAGTTTTATCCGTGGCAATGCGGCTGTACCAGGCAGTTGAGAAAAAAGGTATCATCCAGAAAATAGCGATGAACTTCCAGGTCCGCCAAGCTACGAAAGGTTTTATCCAGGAGGCAGCGGCGGAGACCGGAAGCACAGCCGCCAAAGTTGCCGGAACAAAGGCCACAAACGCGCTTAACAAGGCGATGAGCGCTAATCCGGTGGTATTTATCGTCGCAGCGGTTCTTGCGCTTGTAAGCGGACTTGTGGCGCTTGTGGCATGGCTTGTAAAATCTACGAACGCGCAGAAAGCCGCCAATGAAGCGCAGAAGGCATACGAAGAGCATCTGCGCAAGTCGGAGAACGCTCTTGCCGCTCTTGAAGCAAGGGAAGCAGCTCGCGCTATCAATATCTCCAAGCGCTACCAGGACGAAATAGCGCAAATGATGAAAAGCGGTGCATCCGCTGAAGCGATAAACAAGCGCAAGCAGGAAATGGAAGCATCGCTCCTTAAGAACGAAATTGCATCAGCCAGGGAGCGGCGCAAGCTCGAGGAGGAAAATCACAAGTTCGCGCTCAGGAACTTCGAGGCACAGAAAGCACTTCTTTCGGAGCTCATCCGCAAGAAAGGCGCAGACGCGAGGAAGACCAAGGAGCAGCAGACCGCAGTAAATGAAGCGTACAAGACCTATCTCGGACACCTCAACGCGATGAATGAAGCAGTCGCTGCGATTAACAATGCGGAGTTCAAAATCATTGAAACAAGCTACAATGCTCGCACGGCTGCATCAGATAAAGCCTATAATAGGGCAATAGGGAATCTTGACAAATTGAGCAAGCTCCGGCAGGAGTATTATAAGCGCCAATCTCTTCTCGATTATGACTACACCAAAACCGCCGAACAGAATGAGCAGCAGCGCTGGAAAGCATCCATGCTCTACGAGCAGCGCATCTTCATGGAGAATCAGAATACGGCGAAGAAGAAGCTGGAGGAAGATAGGAAGTATGGAAAAATCACGATAGAAGAATATGAAAATCAGCTCAAGATTCTTGCATCAGAATACAAGACTTTTCAGGAGCAGCAAGCGTATGACATCGCGGAACACCAGCGCGGAATTATCGAAGAGGCGGTCAGGCTCGCCGGTGGAGCATCTCTTGATGCGCAGCTCTCTGAAATGCGCAGCAAGTATGCCGATGCACGCGAGGCAATAAGGTCCGATATGGAGATGTCAGAGGAAGAGAAGAACTTCTATCTCCGCCAGATGACAGAGCGCCAGGCTGAAGAAGAGCGCGCTATCAGGCTGGCAAACGAGAAGCAGATTGCCGATAATATCAGCAAGATTGCCGATGAGCGCTATAAGGGAGATCTCCGGCAGTTCTCGGTTGAGGAGACGGAGCGCTTGCGAATGGAAATCGAAAAAAACAAGCAGATAATCGCTGAAAAAAAGAAAGCCGGTCTGGCCACTTATCAGGAAGAAGCGGCTCTTGCCGGCAAGGAAGCGGATCTCCGCGAAGCGCAACTCGATAGAGATTATCAACTTGCCTGGGAGAGCAAGGAAGATCAGTACCGGCTCCAAAAAGAATATCTCGAAAAGGAGATTGAACTGTACGAGGAAGGCTCTTCCGCACGCGCTGCACTCGAAGAGTCTCTTGCAGAGCTCGTCGCAAACTACAATTTGCAAAAGATTGAAGCGGTCCAAATGTACGCTGACAGCGCCTTTGAGATAGCCGGCAATCTTGGCGCAATGATGACGAGCTTGGAAAGCAAGCAGCTCTTGAGCTACGAAAAAGACAATGACGCCAAGAAGGCAGCACTCGACAAAAGACTGAAAGCCGGTCTTATATCGCAGCGCCAGTATGACAAGCAAGTGGCAGACCTGGAAGCCGACCTCGACAAGAAGAAAGCGGAAATCGAGCGCAAGCAAGCAATCCGCTCCAAAGCGCTCTCAGCGATGCAGATTGCCGTCAACACTGCAGCTGCTATCATGCGTATATGGGCCGAAGTTCCAAAAATGGACTTCGGTGCATCCACCGGAGTTCTTACGGCTCTTGCGGCCGCCACCGGAGCAGCTCAGCTTGCGGCAGTTCTGTCGGAGCCGGTTCCGACCGCTCGCATCGGTGGACTTGTGAAGGGAGGCACTCACGAGCAGGGAGGTGTGCTTGTGAATACCGAGGGAGGGGAGCGTATAATAGCCAAGGATGCATCGGCCGCATTTCCGGAGTTGCTCAATCTTATCTCTTACATCGGTAAGAATGCATCTATACCGAATACCGGCTATGCCGCTGCCGCTATCGGAAGCCGGAGCCAGGAGCGCGACACCAAAGGCGCTCCGCTCGACTACGATATCCTGGCGCGGAAGATAGGCGAGCGAGTGAGCGAAGCGCTTAGCGCCAATCCGCCGCATATTGCCATAGAGCAGTACGAAAGAGCGCGCCGCGAATATGTGCGCGTCGAAGACAGCGCGAAATTATAATGCTACGCAGCTATGACTGTCTATGAACTGGCAACAAGCATTCCACCGGAGCAGCGCAGAATGATGACGGATGCTGGCATTCTGAACGCTTCGACGGAGCGCTATATTGCAATTTTCGAAAAGTTCGCGGAAGTCAGGGCGTCAGGTTTATCCAAAATGGAATCTTATGCGGAAGTGTCGCACAGCTGCTTTACATGCGAGGAGAATGTCCGAAAAATAATAAAGCGAATGGAGAAAAAAGTGCAGCCGGATTGTATGGGATAAACATTTACCAACATTATACGGTTTTATATCATTATTTTTGTCAAGGAATGCGTATAGCATACGCAAAATATAATTTCAGATGATTACCATAAAACTTCACGATGTAATAGCCAACGAGGACAATCGCTGGTGGTACAGCTGGGATGATGAAAGCGGAGTGTTCTCGCTCGAGTTCGTCCAGAAGCTCTTTGAGGGCAATCCGGACGAGACAGACTTTAAGTTCGATATTCATTGCCCTGGCGGCGAGGTGGAGGAAGGTCTTGCGATCTATGACTATCTGCGCACTTCCGGAAAGACTATTCATATGAATATTGAGGGAGCGTGTCACTCCATGGCAGTATGCCTTCTGCTCGCGGCTCCAAGAGAATATCGGTCCGCTAATCCAAACGCGCTTGCGCTCATTCATAAAGTCTGGGGTTATGCATATGGCGGTACCGCCGATGAGCTCGAGGCGGCTGCCGAAGAGACACGGATGCTCCAAGACAAGATTCTAAACATCTATGCAGATCGCACCGATAAAACTTACGAGGAACTTCAGGAAATCATGAACGAGGAGAAGCAGCGCACAGCTCAGGAACTCCTCTCCTGGGGATTCATTTCGAAGATAAATTCATACAATACAAACTTAAAACAATCTAAAACAATCGCTATGAACATCAAGCAAATTAAAAAATCTGCCAATGCTCTGCTCAACAAGATCGGCGCTCTGCTCGGCGGCTCATACAACTATGAGTTCGTGGATGCGGAAGGCGAGGTATTGTTCACTACAGAAGGCGATTCCGCCGAACTTACGGTCGGAATGGCTGCATCTCCTGACGGAACATTTGTCATTGCTGACGGCAGAACCGTGACTATCGCCGAGGGCGTTATCACCCAAATCCAGGAAGCCAGTGCTGAAAATCACGAGTTCACATCCGAAGACGGCACCGTGCTTTTTACCACCGAAAGCGAAAGCGATGAGCTTACGGTCGGAATGGCTGCATCTCCCGACGGAGAGTTCACTCTTCCTGACGGCCGCGTAGTTGTTATCGCAGAAGGCGTTATTACCGAAATCCGCGAAGCGTCTGCAGATCCGGAAGAGGTGGAAAATCTCCGGAGTGAAAATGCGCAGCTCCGCGAAGCTCTCTCAGAGGCTCAGAATCTCATCCGCGAGATGAAGAAGAACATCAAGAGCAACTATGTGCCTGGCAACAGAGTGTCCAGCGCCCAGTCGAACAGGGGCAACAAGCAGCTCTCTCGCGAAGAGAGGAAGAGCGCCGTAAAGGAGGCCCTTAAAGCAACGAAGAAGTAACAACAAAAAATATCTACTATTATGGCAAGTATTCTTTCATTCAGCAACTTTACTTTCACTGCTGAACAAATTCGAGACATCAACGAGCTTGTCTTCGATGAGCTCCTTCATGCTCCTGACATCAATTTTATCCACCAGCTGTTCTCCGGCGTGGTGTACGATAAGGAGATCGGCTTCATCGGCGGCTCCGGACTCGTAGGTAAAGCCGGTCAAGGTTGCAATCCTACCGCTCAGTCCTGGTCTATCAACACCCGAAAAGTAACATGGCAGCCTAAAGAGTGGGAGGTGTTCATTTCCGAATGTGCAGAGGACCTTAAATCCACCGCTGCTGTTTACGCTCTCAATAGAGGCACGCGTGTAGACGATCTCACTGACACCGACTATATGGCAATCGTGGTGCAAGTGCTCACGAACGCCGTCAAGGACTTCCTCTATCGTCTGATATGGTTCAATGATACCGATGCCGACAACTACCATGAAAGCCAGCTGCCGAAAGCTGCGCTCACTGAGCAGACAGTCGGCCAGCAACTCGTCGGAACCGTATATGTTGAGGTTGAGTCAACTGTTACCGGAGCTGTTAAGTGCGCATTTGCAAATGGCACTATCATCTATCTCTCCGGAACCGCCTCAACCGGCAATGCTGTCGCAGATACGAACTACTATTCCAAGGACACGAGCGACAAAGTCACAGTTGTTGACGGCGGCATCATAACCGTAGGAGTCGACAAGACATATTTCAATATCATCGACGGTCTGTTCAAGCAGCTCGAAGCTGCCGTAACCGGCGGAGCTCCTACAGTCTCAGTCACGGCTAACGCAAAAACCTCTAAGAGTGCTCAAATGTCCGCTATGAATGCGGCTGCCGCATACTCGCTCCTCAGCGATATGTACTACAAGGCACCGGTGGAGATGCGCGGCAAGAAAGAGAATATGATGTTCATCGTCACTCAGTCTATCGCTGACGCATACCAGCAATATCTCACGGACAAAGGAATCGAAAGCACTTACAAGAATCTCGTAGACGGCATTCAGTCGCTTACTTTCCTCGGCGTGCCGGTTATACCTATGCCTATCTGGGACAGCCTTATCCAGAGCTACAATGATCTTGGCACCACCTACTACAAGCCGCATAGAGCGGTTCTTGTGGAGAAAGCGAATCTCGCGGTTGGAACTCCTTCCGAAGAGGCGTACGGCGAGTTCGATATCTGGCACGACAAGACTTCTCGCAAGAACTATATTCTTCTTAAGGATAAGCTCGATGCGAAGCTCCTGAACGACAAGCGTCTCGTATACGGCTATTAAGAATCGTGTATCGTCACTATAACCGGAGCGCAGTCGCGGATATCTGCCTCTGCGCTCTTTTAAAAACGAATAAAAAATTAAAGCAATATGAACTGCGGAAATTTATCCAAGAATCTCGTTCTCGCTGCGTGCAAGAACTCGCTCGCCTCGATTGAAGCCGACATTGTTCTGCTCAACTTCGATGAAGTGGATCGCGATGCCAGCTCTCTCTCCGGCAATGTGCTTTCCACTCTAACGATGAAGACATCCAAATTCGGCTATCGCTACACTTCGCACAAGAACGCTTTCGAGGCAACTGTCGCTCTGAATAAGGGCACATACATCAACTCGTTCGTGCATGGCGCGGTAGTGCGCGTATTTTCCAAGTCTCAAAATACCAAGGATGAGCTCAATAAGCTCGCCAATGGTAAAGTAATCGCGATCGTCAAGAACAGCGATTCGCAAAATGATGAGACGAAATACGAAGTTTACGGCTGGGAGAGCGGACTCAGAATGTCAGACCTTCAGGCAGCAAGCTCTGATGCTGACGGCGTTCTGTACACATTCAATCTTGCGAGCGAAGACAATGCTCGCGAGAGCCAGCTGCCTCTCAGTTTCTACAGCACTTCGCTCGAAGCTACCGAAACTGCCCTAGAGTCATTAGTCTTCGACGGCGCTTAGCCAGCAATGACTCTCGACGAATATAAGGCGCGATACAGCGGACTGTCGGAGAGGGAAGTGAGCGGCCTCGTTCATTCCAGCTCCGAGTTCCGCGCCGCCACAGAAGCATTGTATGAGTCTTACTTCCGTCAGCAGATAAATACAAGCTGCGGAGATTGCTGGAAAGACGCCTACATCTTGCTTCTCACCCAAAAAACAAACAAGGATATGGAAACAGAAATGAAATTCACTCTCAAAGCCGGCGCACTCCTTCGCGATGTGCGCAATATGAATGACAGCTCTCGGCTCGCCACTCGGCTCAACCTGACTGACGACCTGGCGCTCTATCATCTCGGCACGAATCCGGACTATCTCAAATTCTTCTCGAAATATCCGGCCAACTGGCGCGAGCTCGCTAAAAAATACATCTCCAAGCTGGACGCTCCGGAAGATGTGGAAGAGAAGAAAGCGGCACCAACGGCAGCCGCTCCGAAAAAATCGAAGAAGAGCACGCGCAAGCAAAAATAAACGAGCTGCCGTCGCAATTAGAGTTCGGTTGCTTGGAAGAGCATTCTGAGCAGCCGAATTTTTGATAAAAAGAAAAAAACAATGAAAGTTTCGAGATTAAAATCAGAGAAGCGCCTGGACACTTACAGCAATCGCGGTTTGGGAATACAAACATACGGAGAGTACAATGACTTTCCGCAGCGAATCGCTGAGATAGTGGAAGCGTCTGTTACCGGCAACTCGTGCACATCTATTTACACGAAGTTCATTGTCGGCCGCGGTTTCGCAGACGCAGATTTTTATGCGGCGGTATGCGACAGCAAAGGCACGACGGTGGATGCGCTGCTTCAGTCGGTAGGCGAAGATTATGCTCGCTTCGGAGGTTTTGCAATTCATGTCAATTATAATGCTTTGCATGAAATTGTCTCTGCATCTCACTTTCCGTTCGAATGGTTGAGGTTCGAAAATTTGGATGAGGAGGGCAACTTCAACCGGCTCGCTGCGCATCCGGACTGGGGCCGGCGCTATACCAAGCTCCGTCAGTTCCGTCAGAAAGACATAGAGCATTTTCACTTTTTTAATCCCGATCCGGAAGTGATTGATGCAGAAGTCGCGGAAGCCGGCGGCTGGAACGGCTACAAAGGGCAAATTTTCTACTTCTCGAATAAAGGGCAGAAAGTTTATCCTACACCGATTTTCGAAGCGGCTGTGACGGATATGTCCAACGAGGAAGGACTCTCGAACATAACTCAGCGAAACGTAAAGAATAACTTTTTGCCGTCCGGAATGGTCGTTGACTACGACAATACTTCGAATTCCGAAAAGCAAGAGGAGGAGACGAAGGAAGAGCTGCGCGAGTTCCAGGGAGACATGAATGCCGGCAAGCTGCTCTACATCAACATAAAGAACGGAGAGCAAAAGCCGGACTTCGTTCCGTTCGTCGGAAAGAACTTCGATAGGGATTTTGAGCAAGCAGAGAAAAAAACTCCTCAAATTATCGGACGCGCATTTTCGCAGCCACCTATATTGAGGGCCGAAGATGTGGGCGCTAACTTTGGAGCGGATCTGATGCGAAACGCCTACGACTACTACAACTCTATAACAGAAAGCGAGCGAGACATTCTCTCTCGCGTATTTAAGCGTATTTTCGACTTATGGCACGATCCGGCTATCAATGTGGAGAAGAATTATGAGATAGTGCCGAAGTACTATCGCGTCAACGCAACTCTTGCGGAGCGCCTCGCGCAGAACATCGACAAGGTGCTTGAGCTGCTTGCTGACAAGGACATGAGCGAACGCGCAAAATTCGTCATCCTTTCAACCGTTTACGGAGTCGAGGAGGATGAAATCAATAAACTGCTTGAAGGACTAAGGACATGATGATAACCGTTGAAGATATCCGGAAGATCCGCCAGATCGCCGGCAATATTAAGGAAGACCGCGTTAACATTTATATCCATGAGGCGGAACTGCTGGATATAGCGCCGGTTATTGGCGCGGAGCTTTATGAGAAGCTCCGCAATATCGGCGAAATAACGCTGGACGATGCCGGCACTCGTCTGCTCGATGAGACCGGCGAGAATGCTATCATCGTAGCGGATGAGAATGAACTTCCGCTCAACGAATACAAGCTGCTGAACGGTGGATATTATGAAGACAATAACGGAGTGAAATGCCGCTTCGAGGGCGTAAAAACAGCGCTGGCATATTTTGCTTATGCTCGCTTTATTCGCAATCATCCGGTAGCTGTCACTCCTTTCGGAGTTGTATCGAAGCTCGGCGACGAGTCTTCGAACGCAGATGCCAGGACGGTTGCCGCCGTGAGCGCCGATGCTCGCAGAATCGGCGAAATGTACCTTACGGAAGCGATGCGTTTCTGGGGCATTGTGGAGAGTTGCCGAAGCAACAAGGGAGTGCAGACACACCGACGCCGTTTCATCCCTATAGGAGATTAAAAAAATGAATCAAAACAATAAAATTTATCAATATGGCTGGTAAAAAATTCGCTGCTGACTTCGAGCGTATAGACGAAGTTAAATCCAATGACAAGGTGCTAATCCAGGATTCCGGAACCGGCATCGTGAAATATGCCACACCGGCACAAATAAACGCAATGTTCGACCAGCTTGTAGCTGACATTCAGACCGCTATCGATGCGAAGACGGACGCTGAAGCTGCATTCTTGGCAGCTCTCGGGGCGAAAAGCGATGCTGAAGCGGCGAAGAGCGATGCTGTAACCGCTAAAACTGACGCTGTCTCTGCGAAGACGGCTGCGGAGACTGCGGCGAACGATGCTGCGAATGCGCTTGCCGGAGTGAACGAAGAGCTCGCCGCTCTCGCCGCTCTTGTTGACAATGCCGGCGACCACAAGGCTGTCTCCTACGATGCCGAGGAAGCCTACAAGGTCTGCGGCTTCCGGACGGTCATCTCCGGAGCCGGTGTTCCGTCTCTTGAAACCATTCCTCTACAGTTCGGCATACCGGCATTTATCGGACAGCTCTACATCGACACAAGCGCCGCTTCCGGAGGCTTGTATTATGCGGTTGGAACTTCATCAATTTCGGACTGGAAAAACGCTTAAAAATAGAAAAATATGGCAAATAC